ATATTTCCTTAAAGGAACAAACGTATACTGAATGGGAATGGGTGATTGTTGATGATTCTAATGATGGAGGTAAAACATTATCTATTGCTGAAAATATTGCTAAAGTAGATTCTAGAGTAAAAGTGTTTTCTTTTAAAGAAAAATCTAAAGGTAACATTGGTGAAGTAAAATATAAAGCAGCTAATTTGACTCGTGGTTATTTGTTAGTAGAATTAGACCACGATGATATGTTAACAGATAACTGTTTAATGGATTTACGCAATGCTACTTTAGCCCATCCTGAAGCTGGTTTCTTTTATAACGACTTTGTTGAAGTAACCCAATTCTTCCAGAGTTTAACATATGATGAAGGTTTTGCTTTAGCTTATGGTTCTTATGAAGAAGAAGAATATAGAGGTAGAGTTTATCAAGTAAATAGAACTCCTAATATTAACCCAAAAACAATTCGCCATATTGTAGGAGTCCCAAATCACACTCGTGCGTGGAGAAGAGATACTTACTTTGCTGTAGGAGGACATAACCGTGATTTAACGATTGCTGATGATTATGAATTAATTATTAGAACTTTCTTACATACTCAATTCGTTAAAATCCCTAAATTAGGTTATATTCAATTTATGCATAGTTCTAATTCTCAGGATGATGCCAGAGGAGATATCCAACGTAAAGTTAAATCTATTATGTTCCATTATAACGAACGTATTGCTGAAAGATTTAAAGAATTAGGAGTTACTGATTACGTGTATGAAGAAAACCCAAATGATCCTTTAAGTGTTCCTTCACGATATGGTGACGAAGAAAATGCTGTAAACTTAGTTTACAACCCATAACGTTACGATTATTTTTATATATTTATTAACATAAAACATACAAAATGGACGAAAAAGTTATTTTAACAGAAGACGAGTTGCAAATCGTTAAAGATCTTCAAAATGACGGTCAATTTATTACTCAACAGTTTGGGGTAATTGAAATTCAACTACAAAACTTAGAACTACAAAAAGATGGATTAGTTGAATCCTTAAAAACCCTAAAAGAAAGAGAAGATAATTTTTTAAGTCAAATTGAGTCTAAATACGGAAAAGGTTCTATTAATGTTGAAACTGGAGAGTTTGTAAAGTTATAATTTTTGAAAAAAAGCCTAATATTTATAACAAAACATAACTTAATAGCACAATGGCAGAAACATTAGTATCACCTGGTGTCTTAGCGAGAGAACAAGACCAGTCATTTATCCAAGGACAGCCCGTATCTGTAGGGGCTGCTATTATTGGTCCTGCAGTTAAAGGACCGGTTGAAATTCCTACAGTAGTAACTTCATATTCAGATTACCAAAACAGATTCGGTACAACTTTTGTAAGTGGGGGTGATGTATATTCTTACCTTACTTCTATCTCAGCTTACAATTACTTCCAAAACGGAGGTCAATCGTTGTTAGTAGCGAGAGTAGTATCACAATCATCAGCTTGGGATTATGCAAGTTCAACAGTTGAAAGTCAAACCTCAGTAGGAATTGCTCCTGCAACTGGTTCATTTGATTTAGCAGCTGCTTTTTCTGATGGTGAAGAAGTAAGAATTACTTATGGTAGCAGTGTTTACAGATTTGTTGCCTCTGGAGATCCTATCCCTCAAGATGATGTAGATGGTAATTTGTATTTCTTTAGCACTGGTTCTACTTCAGGAAGTTCTGCCACTAACTTAGGTGCTGAAATCAATGCCGCTATTTCAGGAGCTGCTGCTTCTTCAAGTGTTGATTTATTATTTGCTTCTGTAACAGATGCTACATTAACAGTTTCAGCTTCTGCAGACGGTACAGCTTATAATGGTATTACTATTGCAACAGGTTCAGGTGCAGATTTTTCAACTCAATTAACTTTAGCTGGTGGTACAGATTCATCAACTGCTAGTACTTGTTTTACTTTAGAAACTCTAAATAAAGGTACTATTATGAACAGTAGCTCTAGTTTAGATGCTTCTGGTTCTCTAGAAAGTGGTTCAGTTGATAATGTAAGATGGGAAGTTGTTAATCCAAATACTTCATCAGGTACCTTTACTTTATTAGTTAGAAGAGGTGATGATACTACTAATACTAAAAATGTATTAGAAACTTGGACTAATCTATCATTAGATCCTAAAGCTAATAACTACGTAGCTAAAGTAATTGGTGATCAAACACTAAATTATAATTCAACAGAAAATTATGTAGCAGTTTCAGGTTCATATCCTAATGTTTCAAGATATGTAAGAATTAGTTCAGTATCATTAACTACTCCAGATTATTTTGATAATACGGGTGCTCCTAAACCTCAATATACATCTTCTATTCCAAGTGCTGGAAGTGGTTCATTTAGTGGAGGTACAGGTACTGATATTGCTTCTGGAGCTAAGTACTATAATGAAATTACTACAAATACTCAAGGTTTAGTAGCAGCTTCTTATACTAATATGATTAGTTTATTAGCTAACCAAGATGAATATAAATTCAATGTAATTTCAACTCCTGGTTTGATTGATGGAACTCATACCAGCGCTATTACTTCATTAGTTAGTAATATCCAATCTCGTGGAGATAGTATTTATGTTGTAGATTCTGCCGTTTATGGTTCTACAGTTGCTTCAGTATCAACTCAAGCTCAAACAAGAGATACTTCATACGCTGCGACTTACTGGCCGTGGGTACAAGTACAAGACCCAGATTCAGGTAAGAACGTATGGGTGCCAGCTTCTACGGTTATTCCTGGAGTATATGCGTTTAACGACAATGCCTCTGCTCCTTGGTTCGCTCCGGCGGGTGTGAATAGAGGTGGTTTAGGACAAGTTATCCAAGCAGAAAGAAAATTATCTCAATCTAACAGAGATACTTTATACGATGCTAAAGTTAACCCAATCGCTTCATTCCCTGGAACTGGAGTTGTAGTATACGGTCAGAAAACATTACAAACTAAGTCAAGTGCTTTAGATAGAGTAAATGTTAGAAGATTGTTAATTAACTTAAAATCTTATATCTCTCAAGTTTCTCAAAACTTAGTGTTTGAACAAAACTCAAGAGCTACAAGAGCACAATTCTTAAATGCAGTTAATCCTTACTTAGAAAGTGTTCAATCAAGACAAGGTTTATACGCGTTTAGAGTAATTATGGACGACAGCAACAACACAGCTGATGTAATTGATAGAAATGAGTTAATCGGTCAAATTTTCGTTCAACCAACTAAAACGGCTGAATTTATTTACCTAGACTTTATCGTTCAACCAACAGGAGCTACTTTCCCAGCATAAAAATTGGAAAAGCGAATATTTATAACTGAATAAAACACTAGCAACATGGCAATATTAGACGTAGACGATATTTTCTTCACCCCGTTCGAACCTAAAGTAGCGAACAGATTTTACATGGAGGTAAATGGTATTCCTTCATTCATGATTAAAGGAATCTCAGCTGTAGGATTTGACGCAGGAGAAATTAGATTAAACCATATTAATGTTTACCGTAAAATTAAAGGTAGAGTAGTATGGAATGATTTAACAATGACATTGTATGATCCAATTACTCCTTCAGGTGCTCAAGCTGTTATTGAATGGCTTCGTCTACACCACGAATCAGTTACTGGTCGCGATGGTTACTCAGATTTCTATAAAAAAGATATCCAAATTGGTGTATTAGGTCCTGTAGGTGATGTTGTTTCACAATGGGCTATCAAAGGAGCATTTATTAAAAACGCTAACTTTGGTGAATACAACTGGGATACAGACGCTGCTGCAGTAAATATCACAGTAACATTAGGTATGGATTACTGTGTGTTAAATTACTAAGAAAATTTCAAACATTTTTTCAAGAGAGCTTGGCTTCGGTCAAGCTCTTTTTTATTTTGATATTTATACTCGATATAAAGTTATAATTAAATAAAAGATATGGCTGAATTAAAATTTCCAACAGAGGTTATTGAATTACCATCAAAAGGTTTTTTCTATCCTGAAGGTCACCCACTTAAAGAAGGTAAAGTTGAACTTAAGTACATGACCGCTAAAGAAGAAGATATTCTTTCTAACAATTCTTATATTACTGAAGGTATTGTTATGGATAAACTTCTAGAATCAATGATTGTTTCACCTAAATTTGATCAAAGAGATCTTCTTACTGGAGATAAAAACGCAATTTTAATTGCTGCTCGTATTTTGGGTTATGGTCCTAAATACCAGGTTCAAATGAATGGTAAGACTGAAGTAATTGATTTAAGTAAACTAGATGCTAAACCTTTAAATGTAGAAGGTTTAACAGAAGGTAAAAATGAAATTAAATTTGTTTTACCTAAAAGCAATAACAAAGTAACATTTAAATTATTAAATGGTCACGACGAAAAAGCTATTGATGAAGAAATTGAATCCCTTAAAAAAATCTCAAGATCCCCAGGTGAAATTAGTACTCGTTTAAAACATTTAATTGTTGCTATTGAAGATAAAACAGATGATGCCTCTATTCGTGAATTCGTAGATAACTATCTACTCGCTATGGATTCAAGAGCACTTAGAGACCATTATAAAAAAGTAATGCCTGATGTAGATATGTCCTTGAGAGGTGAGGACGGTCGATTTCGCAACATTCCAATTGGACTTAGCTTTTTTTGGCCTGAGCTCGAAGATAGCATCTAAGTATAGAAAAAATCTTTATAAAGAAATACACGAGATAGTATTCCACGGTAAAGGGGGATACGATTGGGCAACAGTCCAACAGATGCCTATTTGGGTTAGAAAATTTGTATTTGAAGAAATGAGATTGTTCTATGAAGAACAAAACAAAGAAACATCTTCAGATTCTACGACAAATGTTATTAATTCAGATGGTACTATAAATAAACCAGCATTTGCTGAAGCAAGTAAAGCATATCAATCTGGTAAAAGAGCCCCAAAGTATAAATAAACTTGGGGCTCTTAATATTTATAACATATAGATACTTTATATGGCTAGATTAGACGATTTAAGACAACAGATTGAAGCATTAAGAGCTGACTATGCTGCTTTAACAGGTAAACCAGCAGCTTTATTTGATGTTAATAACATTACTCAAGCTAATGCCGCAATCGAAACTCTTGAAAATGGCATAGATGCTGCTCGAAGAAAAGCTGCTGATCTTGAAGCAGGGTTTGGGGGGCTTTATGATCAAATTAAAGCTATTACTAGTGAATTAGGTAAACAACCCCAAGAAGCTGACAGAGTAAATAGAGCATATAAAGGTATTCAAGGTATAGCTGAAAAACTCAAATACGATCAACAAGGGATTTTAGATCTTAATAAAAAAGATTTAGAAAGTAATACTAAAAGACTTGAAACCTTAAGAGCTCAAGCTGTAGAAGGAGCTAATCAAATTAGAGCTGGAAAAGAATTAGAAGGTCTTAATGAAAAAGAATTCCAATCAAGATTAAAATATTTAAGAAATGCTGAATTAATTACTGATGAAGAACAAGCAATTCTTAGAGCTCAAAGAGAAGGATTCCCAGAATTAGAAAAATTAATTAAAAAGAATAAAGAAAGATTAGATCTAGAAAAACAAATTCAAAAATCTTTAGGCCTTTCAGGTGATCTTACTAAACTTTTAGGTAAAATCCCGGGAATTGGGGGAGCAGCATCTGAAGCATTTAGCGATGTAGAAAAAGAAGTTAAACAAATTGCTAAAGAAACTGGAAAAGTTCCTAGTAGATTTGAAACTATGGGGATGTTTGCCAAAAAGTTTGGTGAAACTCTTATAGAAAAAGTTACAGACCCATTAGCAGGTATGTTAATGGCTTTTAAAGCCATAAGTGATACAATTACTTCGGTTGATAAAGGAGCAGTTCAACTCCAAAAATCCTTAAGTGTTTCTTATAGCGAAGCTAGAGAATTAAGAAAAGAACTCTCATCAGCAGCTTTAGCTACTAATAATAATTTAATTAATACTAAAGATCTTGAAAAATCTCAAGCTTCTTTAAATAATTTACTAGGTGTTCAAGGTAAAATGAACGCTGATAATTTAGCTACCCAAGCAGAATTAACTAAACTTTTAGGTATATCTGAACAAAGTGCTGCTAAATTACAATATTTTGCTGAAGCTACTGGCACCGATTTTGAACAACAAAAATTAGCTTCTTACGAAATTACTTCTGAGTTAAGTTCTCAATATGGAGTTCAAATTAACCAACAAAAGGTAATGGAAGAAGTAGGTAAACAAAGTGCCTACGCATTAGTTCAATTTAAAGGTTCTACAACTGAATTAACTGAAGCTGTAGCTAAAGCTCAAGCATTAGGTACTTCATTAGATACTGTAAATAATATAGCAAGTAGCTTACTTAATTTTGAATCCTCAATTTCAGCAGAATTAGAAGCTGAATTATTAACTGGTAAGCAAATTAACCTAGAAAGAGCCCGTTATTTTGCTCTTACAAATGATATCAACGGGTTAATGGATGAGATTAACGATCAAATGGGAGACTTTAATGACTTCCAAAATATGAACGTTATCCAACAACAAGCGTTTGCTCAAGCATTAGGGATGAACGTTGGTCAGTTAAGTGATATGTTGTTAATGGAACAATATAGAGGTCAAACCTATGAAGAAATTGCAGCTCAACAAGGTGAAGACGTAGCAAAACGAGTAGAAAATCTTACATTGCAAGAAAAATTTACAGAATCTGTAAATAAAATGAAAGATCTGTTTGTTACAATTGCTGAAGGTCCCTTAGGAACATTCGCAGAATTAATATCAGGTATTTTAAGTTCAACAGAAGTTATGGTTCCTTTACTAGGAGTAGCAGTAGGTTATTTAACTACAATGGCTATTAAAGGAGCAATTACTACTGCTCAATTTATTGGACAAGCTGTTGCTTCTATTTTCACCAGTTTTGGCCAAATTCCATTTGGTGTTGGTATCCCTGTAGCAATTGGAACCGTCGCAGGTCTTTATGCTATGATTAAGGCTGCTTCAAGCATGGTACCAAAAGCTCAGTTTGGTGCTGAAGTAATGGGTGGTGGTAGAGTAATGGTAGGTGAGGTTGGCCCTGAAATTCTAGAATTACCTAAAGGGGCTAAAGTAAATCCATTACCTGTTAGAGAAAGAAGAGATTTACAACCTCAACAGTCATCAACCCAAAATGATAATAAAGAAATGTTACAAGCACTTACTAATATGAACCAAAGAATGGTAGAACAACAAAGAGCTATGAGTAATATGCGTGTTGTATTATCTACAGGTGCTGTAGAAGCAGGATTAGTTCAAAATAGTGCTAAAATTCAATAATTTCTAATATTTATACACGTAATTAATTAAAACCAATACAAATGGCTGGATTAAAAGATAAACTTACAAACGCTGGATCTACTCTAACGTATTATGATGGGGCCACTCCAGGTAAATTAGTAAATGCTGATAAAGCTACTGCTAATAACTCAAGACTTCATTATAAATCACCTACAGATGGTTATTCTTTAGATGGAAATCCTTCAGCTGTAGCGGGTGCTGATAAAGGAGATTATATTAGAATGGACTCACCTTTAAAAACTACTACATTTTTAGATGCAGGAACTACTTCACCTTCTATTTTAGATAACCAATCAGGTACTTACTATGCTAATGGTGAAAAGTTAGCAGGTAGATATTCTAATACTGCCCCTGAAGGTAGAGGAGGATACGTAGACGATAACCCTTAATTTCTAAAACCTTATGGGATTATTTGATAAACTTGTAACAGATAATTCCAGGTTTAGGACTTTAAAGTACTCGGAATTTGATACTACTCTCCTTGTTGAAACTCCTCTACCTGGTGTAACAGAAGAACCTAATGCCTTGGATTTACCAGGTGGTAATGGTCCTACTGTTGACTTTATTAGAGGGGGGTTAGGTAATGTAGCATCAAGAGCAGATGATGTAACAAGGATTACTAAATTCTTTGGTACTACTCAAGGAGCTTTATTTATAGCTAAACAAGAAGCTTTATCTAATTTAGGAGTTAGAACCCAAGCAGGTGGAACCCTAAATGAAGGTCTATATTTACCTACTTCAACAATAGCTCAAGTAGGAGTTATGGGTACTGGTACTTTTTTAAATAAACAAGGTGTAGATCCTACAGGATTATCACCTGCCCAAACTCGACCAATTTATTTTAGTACTGAAAATAGAGGATTCATTAGTTCTGAAGATTCAAATAGATTAATTTTATTAAAAAATAAAGTTTTAGGATTTGATTATTCTTACAATCCTAATACAACAGTTTCTAATGATCCTTATACTTTATTAACTTATAGAGGAGGTCCTAATAAATTTGGGGGTATTGGAGTAACTAATATTCCTTATTTAGATGACCAACGTACTGGTCTTTTAAACCCTTATTTTGATAATAATAGTTTACTAATTGATGATGGAACTCTTGCTAATGAAGGATTACCCCCTTTAATGAACCCAGTTTCTCCTTTAGTAGATGTAACTAAGAAAAAAACACAATATTTTCAAAGAGGATTAAAAGATTTTAGACGTAACCTTT